GCCGAGAGATTTTTGAGGATTCTCTCAAATACAAGCTTGATTTCTTCGGGAGTTACATTATCGGGGATGCCGTCGAAGAGCCCTTCTTCCGCCAATAACGACCAGAGAAGTTCCTTGTTTTCTTGGGATACGAGAGATGACATCGTCTGTGGATGTTATGCGCGACGGAAGATTGTGTATTTGAATTATATAAGTCGGGGGTGTTTATATAATTTTGTGGAGTAGTGTTATTATTTTGGACCAAATAACGAACCGAACCCTGGGACTTTACCCGAAACTGAACCGAGCATACCTGTTGCTTTTTCAGTAAGACCGCCAGTGGCTCCTGACAATTTACTTAAATTAGATGGACTCTTTGAATCTATAAATGCTATAAAAGAACGACCAAAATCAACATATTTTTGATTTCGTTGTTTAGTTAGAATTGGTAATTTTTTGTTTTGAATATCGCCAGAAGCAATATAACCGATTATTTCATTAAAAACGGTTGGGTCAACTAGCAACGTTTTGCTATCCGCAGCAAACATATTAACTGGTGGTCTAGCGCCATTAGGTATCCTCGCGTCAGGAACCCATTGTGTTATCTTTTTATTAGCGTCAGTAAGTGTATCGTAATAACTTTTATAATCAGTCTTAATTCGTGATATTTTGTTTGTATTGCTGGAATCGCCTTTTATCAATTTATAATCTAGTGGTGCGTTTGTTGTATTATATAGAGCATTTTCCGCATAAGCGTATCCTTCTTTCCTGAATGTCTCTAATGTTATTGGAATACCCTTACTCGCGAAATCCATCGCTTTACCAATTGCGCCGAATCCCAAAAGTCCACCCTTCATTGTCTTATTTCTACGCACCACTCGTCTTGACCCGCGCCGATTCCGCGACCGCCGCATCGCATTCCGCATCGTCATTTTCATTTTACGGTATAGTTATATTATACACAGAGATTATAATATAATTACAGTAATTATATAATTACAGTAATGATATACTACAATCGGCCGCTAGGCCGGGGCTGGTAGGCGGGCCAGCGCCCCCTAGAACTCCACATTCGGCGTCGGCACCTTCTCATCCACATTGAAGAACTTTCGCCGGAACCGCTGCATATACTTGTCCGTCAACTTTTTCTTCTTATCCAGGAAATCGTGGACGGTCATTTTTCCCAGCAGCATATGAATACACATAAAAATGGAATACACGCCACATTCCGAGTTATTTTTCTGATGATGAACGTCGTTGATATACTCCTTAAACGGAATACCATTGGCTTCCCCCTGTTCTCGCACCATCTTCATAAATTTACGTATCCTCCGCTGGGGTGGGTCGCCCGTGCTATCAAAAAAGAAGATGACCTTCGCGCGCACATCAATAAACAAAGACACCCAATGTTCACCTGGTTTATCGTGCGGGTCAGTATTGAAAACAATACCGATTTTCGGCTTTCCATTTTTCACGTGTTTCATAATATCAAATTTACATAATTCTTCCCATACACATTTGCCGTCATCCAAGACTTCGTCAAAATCTACGGGAGATGGGCCGATGAATAAAAACGACGGGACTGCGTGTTCGTATTGCTTCAGTGAATTCGCAATATCAATACTGGACAACCATTCGTGAATATTCTTCTTCCACTCCTTCGGAGCCTGTGGCGCGAAGGTATAATGAAGCATCTCGGTGTCCATTCCAGACGATGCGAAATTCTGGCGTAGCCAACACGCCTCTTGATGACATACCTGGTTCATATTATTTTTGAGCGCTGTCCATATCGCGCGCGGGTCGGTATCCTGAATTTTCTTGTCGGGGTGGCGTTTATTCCAGAGTAGTTTTAGTTTGTTGAGAGATTTGGACGAATAACACGAGAAATCCTTGGTTTCATTGATATCTGGGTCAGTCTCGTCTTTTGGCGCACATGTCACTGATTTGAATTCGCCGCCGTTGCCGCCGTTGCCGCCGTTATTGTTGCCGTTGTCGTCATTCATATCGTGCGTGAAATAATAAAAATACTAAACCTATACTATTGTCTCATAAAAAATTGAAGCGTTTATACTCATTTGATGTAGTTGTATTTATCACGCAATGGTCGTAACAACTCGTTCTCGTTCTCTTCAAAATGAAGCCGCTACCGCCGCAGCAAGCGTGGTGGTGGTTGGTGGTCAGTGCGAACAACATCGGCGTGTACGAATTCAAACACCGTCATTTCGTGATGCGAGTATTCACACTTATAAAATATATAGACCAGTCTCAAACAATCACGACGACGACGACCACGACGACCACCACGACGACGATGACGATTCCGTTATTCACAGCATTCGCAATCATTGTCGTCGTGACGTGGAAGCAGCAAATACAATCATTGAATTATCGGAGGAAGTGGTGGAACCAGAAGAGGAACCAGAAGAGGAACCAGAAGAGGAACCAGAAGAAGAAGAGCGCACCGCCGCCCCAGTTAGAATAAACCACGTATGTATCAATCCGATGCGTTCCATCACAAACTACATGTATCATATGGTTGTATATAATAGTGATAGAACACACCACCATAAGTCAGCATTTATAGTTTACAATTACGAAAAACACATGTATTATGTCTATAGCATCATTTCCAACGGTCCCTATTATCAATCCACGCGCGGTTCGGTGGTCGCTGCTGGTGCTGAATCATCACTACTAGATGACCTCGGCGGCAGCGGAGTCGGCGGCGGAGTCGGCGGTGACGACAACGAACCAACAACATTTGTGGAACCAATCAATACAATACAAACAAGATTCAGTTGTTATGTCGCAGAAACAATTGAACAATACGTGATGACTATGCTGGTCCCTTCTATTGGCAAAAACTACTATATACAAGACCAAATCATCGGAATCCTCCTACCAAGACAAAAAATGACATTTGACAATGAAACCACGTATTATGATGTAGAACGACTACTTTACGATACTTCGTCATCCGAAACAACGAATGGACACATCGCATTTCCTCTCATTCCCTACCGCGAATATTCAGCGGATTCTATCCAATATACGCAAAATGCAATCCAATCTACTCTTTTGATTATAAGTCAATCGGTGTAATCACGGTCGCCGTTGCTTGTTCGTTTCATTATAATATTATGGTAATCCCTGACTTTAGGTAATCTAGCATTGATTTCGTCGTCAGTATTTCCGACTGTAGGTTTCAATACAATAAAGTCGTCCATTGTTTTTTTTCGGATACACATTTTATTTGCGAAGGATAATATTGTATTCGTTGACGGAGACTGCTGCGGCGGAGACTGCGGCGACGGTGACTGCTGCGGCGGAGACTGCGGCGACGGCACGGATGTCTCCTGTATCTTTCGCTGTAATTCGCGTCGTGCTTGTAGAACATCATCATCGCGGGATTCTTCCGTCCGAGTATCACCCTCCACCATATCCGTTATATCGTTCCACTTTAAATACTCAATACACGATTTCAGGTATTCTTGATGCGCACGGTTGATTTCGTCGTTTTCACATCGTTCATCAAACAGACAACTCGTCATTGCGAGAATACGGTCTTTATAATACGTCTTTTCTTTACAAAATACGTCGGCCAGTGCGTCGGATGTATTCGCCATACTTTTTTTACATTTGTCATAACGGTTACGGTTTGCCATAACACTCAATGTCAGTTCGTTGAATTCGCTCCATTCGTTACGGTATTCGTCCTTGCCGTCGCCGTCGCCTCCGCCGATAATGTCTTCAGCCATAACAATGCGGTTTTATAAGTTAGGATAGAACAATAATTTGGCATAGTATTGTTCTATAGTGGTATGTTTTTATGCCCGGTTCCGCATCGTTAAATACTCCTTCGCATTAGAAGACGCAGTCGCGCGCGGGATATAGGTCGGATATTTTCCCTCCATTCCCTCCTTGCCTACGTCTGCCCCAGACCTCCCACGAAAACCCTCCTCAATATGTGTTAGATGTATCTTTTGTTCCTTTTCTTTCTGTTTCTTTTTAAGTTGTTCTTCCGGGATATAATTCGTGACAGGCTCAATAACGGGACCGCCTTCCCCCGTGCAAAACCCATCATAGGTACAATCCAGCGTGCGAAGTTGAAAACGCGTAGAATTATCAAACGTGAGTTTGCCTAAACCATTTGGATTGGGGTTCATCGGTGCGAAATTCGTAGCGCCATTGTCAAATAAATACGGATTCGGTTGTTCTACGTGACGGCCATCTACTTGAACTTGGTAGAGGTCGCTGGTTGAATTCGGGACATATACTGCGCGGTCGTTGCGTTGAAGTGCGAAGAATTGGTTTCGCAGGGATGATTCTACATTGACGCGGTCAACCCATCCTTGCCAAGGCGCTTTTGCATTTCCCGGATTAAATACCGTCTCGGTTGTGTATTGCTGATACGATGGGATGCTTACTGTTGGGACCGGGCGAGATTCAATCATCGGCATCATCGCGTATTTAGATGAAAGGGGGCGAACATTAAAGGCGGGGCGAAGCGTGGCCGACGGGATATTTCTCTCGGAGATGCGTTGATTGATTTCGCCAAGACGGTCGTGATGATTTGAATATGCGCCATTTACAACGCCGTGAAATTCCATTGTGTGTGATGTAACTACTTATTGTATAATGTGAAAATAAATGTGATATAAATACATCTCAATGATGATTATATCATTCTCCATCAACGCGTATAACTACTATATAATAAGTTATACAAATGTGCGGAATATTCTATTTTCAAACTGTCGCGCGTATCGCATTCGCTGGATTGAAAACATTACAGGAAAATTTTATCTTGTCTTCCCACCGAGGACCGGACACGTCTGTGTTTTTGAAAGATGATTCTCGGGCGTGGGGATTTCATCGCCTCTCTATCAATGGAATGGACTCGGCGGCCAATCAACCTTTTTATATCAAAAATTGTCGGTTGATTTGTAATGGTGAAATCTATAACTTCAGGGAACTCATTGCGGAATTTGGATTAGACAGCGAGTATCAAAGTGGGTCGGATTGCGAAATCATTATTCATCTCTATCGCGCCATTGGAATGTACGAAACCCTGCGTAGATTGGACGGTGTGTTCGGATTTGTATTACACGACTATGAAAGCGGTGTCACGTATGTCGCGAGAGACCCAGTCGGTGTTCGTTCCTTATTTATTGGAGTATCGCGGCACGATGGTGCGCTTGGAGGCGAGTATTCCGATTTGGTGTCTCTATCATTGAATCCTGACCATTATGCTATATGTGTTTCCAGTGAATTGAAATCAATACACACATTATGTGAAACAGTGATTCAGTTTCCTGCGGGTTGTTATATGGAGTATATGGGCGGGGAAGAGGAGAATAGTGCGAATTTTCATTCGTATTACGATTACGCGCATATTTCGTCTATAACGGGAACGGGCGCCGAAGGTGTAATGAAGACGAATCAAGTCTCATTATTGGAATCTCAACTAAAGAAACTCTCGGTGGATTATTCCTACCCGATTCGCGAAGACGAAGACGAAGGCGAAATACTCGTGAATATTCGTGAACTGTTTACACGGGCGGTAGTGAAACGTTTGATGAGTGAGAGACCAGTTGGGTGTCTTCTCTCCGGTGGCTTGGATAGTTCTCTGGTTACCGCAATTGTAGCGCGAGAACTGAAGAAAACCGCGCCAGATACTGTGCTGAATACGTATAGCATTGGGTTGGAGGGGTCGGTAGATTTGATTTGGGCCAGGCGAGTGGCGGAACATTTGGGAACGTGTCATCACGAGGTTACTCTTAAAGAAAATGATTTTCTTGGCGCGATTTACGATACGATTTTACAAACCGAGAGTTATTGTACTACGACCATACGAGCGTCTGTTGGGAATTATCTCATCAGTAAATATATTCAAGAGCAAAGTGATGATGTTGTCATTTATTGCGGGGATATGGCGGACGAAATCTTCGGGTCATACCGCGGATTTTTGAAAGCACCTAGTGATATGGATTTTCATCGTGAAAATGAGCGGATGATTCGTGATGTCCGATATTTTGACCTTCTTAGGTCAGATAAAAGCATTAGTGGTGCTGGATTGGAGGCGCGTGTGCCATTTGCGGACAAGGCATTTCTAGAGTATGTTATGCGAATTCATCCGCGATTTAAGCGGTTCAATGATGAAAGAATAGAAAAATATCTACTTCGTAAAGCGTTTCAAGAGTCGGGGCTTTTACCAGATAATGTTCTTTGGCGAAGAAAAGAGGCGTTCAGTGATGGAGTCAGTTCCGCGGATGGCGGGCGAACCTGGGTTCAAATCATTAAAGACTATTCTGATATCGTCATACACGATTCCGACTTTCAGAATAAGACGAATTATCTGTATTCTCTCTATAATCCACCCTACGACAAGGAAAGTTTCTATTATCGGCGATTATTTGAGACTATCTACCAAGGTCGTGGCGAAACCATCCCGTATTACTGGCGACACCCTTTTTGTGAAGGAGTCTTGGACCCGAGTGCACGTTTACTATCGTTTTACGTTACAGACCGTTCCCACGAGAACGCCAGCAAGCATACCATTGTTGACGAATAGACTATATTCTATCTCTATTATACATACAACCTCCCCTCCATCCATCCACCGATGAATACCATCAAGAACACGGCGGAAGATTTCATTGTCGCTGTCATAACCAAGATTCGTGACATTATTACACCTATTTTCAGTAAATATACAATGTATTACAAATATATTGATTTATTCTTCTACGCCAGTTACGCGATAATATTATTCGGGTTTTATAATACCGTTCCCGAGTATATCCCTATATTCAGAAATACGATATTGTATATCGCTGTAATCGTTCTTTTGCTTCGGTTTAATACGATTTCTTGGACCAATACAAAATTCGCATTTTTAGGCGGAAATACGTTTAGTGATTTTGACCGTCGTCTTATTATTTCTACTTGTATTTTCATTTTGTTTACGCATATTGTTTCAGATACTGTCGCAAATTATGCGAAGGGGCAAATTCAGAAAAATATAACACAGCCAGTGAGTACTGGGGTGGTTCACCCGATTTATAATTATATTGATACATCTGGTGCGGTAGATAATATTCCGGTGATGAAGAATTTTATACGGGCGCAGACGCAGGCGCAGGCGTAATTTGACGAAAAAATTGAAATGTTTTTGTCAAATACAAACGAACGAACAAACGAACGAACGAACGAACGAACGAACGATGGCAAGAGAAGAAGGAAATCGTAGCCCTGTGATTGAAGATGCCGACCAAGCAATACAAAAGGAATTGGATACTATGATGGATATCTTGGAAGAGAATCAGGCGAAAATACCCGAAGGTGAATATTTACGAGGAATGAATGCTCTTGGCGCATTACACCGACACAAACGCAATGCGTTGAGAGAACGCCGCCCTGGCGAAATATTACGTTGTTGGATGACATTGGACGAAATTGAGGATACCGACGAAAGTCTTTACGATGAAATTATGGGCGTCGCAGATGATATTGTTGTGGAATTATGTGGATCGGAATCCAGCATTTTCACGAGTGACGAATACAACCTGGTCCCACGTGGCGACGAACGCGAATTGTTTCAACAACTTATGAATTATACACCTCGGGAAGGAAATGCTGGATACGAAACGAGTCCGATGGTGCTTCATCACGCGATTCAAGTGATTATGGCGCGTTTGTTTGACGATACACACTTTGAACTGGAAATTGTGCGTCCGGTAAGTTGTCCGTGTGGATGGCGCGGACCAAAAGGTAATTGGGACAGACACATGACGAACGCACGGCATCAGAGGTGGCACCACGCAGAAGTAGCAAGTGTGGTGCGGCGTCGGGATACACTCGCAAATCAGCAGCAGGAGGAAGAAGCCGGCAATCATCTGGCATCGTCGTCGTCGCAGAGTGAGGAGATACAACAGTAAATGTTTATCGTTTACGGACCGTCTTATTGCGCATAATCTTAATCGCATTTTCCTTATCAACATAGACAACATTACCGGACGATGACGATGACGACGACGACGACGATGACCTATTTTTTTTAGATGTCTTTGTCATTTTTCGCGAATACATTCGTGGGTTTGAATGGGGGGATCTATCGCAGAAAAACACTTGAAGATGGTATAATATATACTTGCTTATGATTACATCAATATCACGATGGAACATTTTTCGTTGATGCGCTTTTGCGTCATACTTTGCCATATTCGCATATTTTATCAACATATCATTGAGTTCAATCGTAAGAATTTGTTTTTTTACGGTAGTTGTCGTGCCTGGGCGAATAGAGCGAACCTGAAACTTGTCAAATACATCACGATATAAGTCGCTCTTTAAAAATGTATCTACGAATGTATCAAATGGAATGTAGGAATAATACGCCTGTAGTTTGATATAATAGACGCGTTCATCTATCATTTTATCGTGATACACGTCATCTAGAAAACATACTTCAATATCGGAAGGAAGACGAGCACACCGAATCAGTTCATTGAATGTTTTCTCTTTTGTCGTTCGTTGCGGGAAGTCGGAAGATGCCGACGCTATATTTTGTGGTTTAAATCCGCCAATTGTATGGTCAAAGAGCGGCGGAATAATCGCGACGCTACTGCTACTGCTACTGCTAGAGGCTTCGCGCAATTTATACTCAAAATACTTGCGAATATGCGCAACCCATTTATCTGGACCCATATTATTCGTATATATCATCACTTTACTACCTGGTATATCGTTCTTCTTTTTACGAATATATTCTAATATACGCAACATATTTGGGCGTATAATTTCTGGATATAAATCAACTAAATCATTGAAATACTGATATGTTATATCTGTCTTATTGAAATAGTCTTGAATTACGTGCGTGAATATAGAGAATTGAGAGAAATTTCCGAGTGTTTCATCTACATCAAACACAACAACCTTTCTCTTTGGTTTCGTTGTCATTTATAATATTGTATTATTTTAGTATTATAATACAACACGATATGCTGGAATATACCGACCGCGATATTGATGAAGATATGAAACTAACTCGCAAAGATTATATTCGGATTCTTACACATTATCGCCGTGGTTCACGACCGATGCGAGAGGCAGCGTATGCGGGAATTTCCACGAAAATCGTAAAGGAACGCGCACACCGCATTCTTGCTGGGAAATTATGCCAGTGTATCAAAAAGAATACACCTACCACGAAATTGACGATGATGACCCGGGCGCGAAAAAAACGCGAATCTGCGGAGAAAAGTCGGCGTATCGCATATTGTACCCGGTCTATATTCAATAACAGAAAGATTCGTAGTCACGGTTTTCGCTGTAGAACTGCTCGGGGTGACAAGTTGCGTCCACGTTTAATGGGTGAACTTACAAAATCCGCAAAGGATTTGATATTTCGTCATTGAGCGCCGGCGTCGGTGTCGTCGCCGTCGTCGTCGCCGTCGCCGTCTACGTATTCTACCGCGCGCAAGATAAGCAATTCTTCTTCACTCAATCGCTGAAATACGATATTTAGTTCAAACTTAATATTAAATACGAAACGTTTCACATTCCGGATGGTGACATTATGAATACCCTCTTCCGGATTTTCGCGAATACGAAATAAGGTTCCGCCAAGTGTGAGATAGGGTCGTGTTTCAAGAGAACGTAAGGGTATCCATCGTATCATTTGGTTATGTTTCAAGTCATATGGATTTTCAATCACGCGGTATAACGATAATTTTCGTTCAAACTCCGCCAGTTTCTCGGGCGTCAAATTCAATGATGAGAGAATTTCGTGTCTTCGCGCGGCAATCTTCTTCAATGTCAAATTCGCAATCGTGTTATTCTCTGTCTTATTCATCGCAGATAATATCGCATCAATATCCATCGGAAATGTGGGTTCATCCAGGACAGATTGAAGTAAATCATCGTCGGAATCCACCGCATAATCTGAATCTTTAACGCTTGGATGTATTCGGGAAAGAGGGGGTGAAGGTTCACTCGTTTCATCAGTGGACATGGTTGTATCTGTATCTGCGTCGTCGTCGTGGTCCTCGTCGTCCTGGTCGTCGTCGTGGTCGTCGTCGTCGTGGTCCTCGTCGTCCTGGTCGTGGTCGTCGTCGTATACCGATTTTTGTAATAATTCATACACATTAAGTTCTTCATCATCGCAAGCGGGTCTGGACCTGGACCTGGACCTGGACCTGGACCTGGACCCAGACCTGCGCCGTCCCACCGACGGGCGCATATAATCCAAATCAACTACAACAGTTTTCTTCATAGCGAAGCGAAGCGAAGCCAAGCCAAGCGAAGTGAAGCGAAGCCAATACATACATATATCGGGATGTGTTTATTATATATAAGGTGTTTGAACGCCCACTCGATAATGTTCAGTTTTTAACAGATTTGCCGACGTCCTTACTGAAAAACAAAGCATATATAGCATTATCTTATAGATTTTTGAAAAGTCAGTAAGGCGGAAAATGGCGCGGTTGGAGCGAAAAATGGTAGTAGCCGTCGGTGTGTGAATTGCGCTTACGATAATCCCGCGGGTTTTTATGGCATTTGCGACGAAACCCGCGAATTATGCTCTCGTCAGGCTAAATGTGCGAAAAATCGCGTTTTAAAAGTAAAACGGGCTACCCCGGATTTGGACATTTTTTAAAAAAAGTGATTTTACCCTTTTTGATTTAGCGGGATATATAGCATTTTATTTTCTGGTGATGTGACTGAAGATGGTGTAAATGTTGCCAAAATGTCAAAAGTGTCAAATTGCAAAATAAGACAAAATAAGACAAAACTGGGGTAAATTAAGACAAGAAAATACCCCAATTGTGACGGAGATGTTCAGTTTTCATAGTGAGAATGGCAACATTGTGACCAACCGATGGTGCCAATGTTGCCAACCCCAAGGGGTAAAATGAACACGCCAGTCAGCGGGAGGTGAATAAATAATAGAGGTATAATATAGATTATAAGTAAAGATACTCCGAATCTCTCGGAATATACAATTTAAACCGGTGAAAAATGCCGCGGAAGTATGTCGATTATTCAAAAACGTATATTTATCAGCTAACTTGTAAAACAAAGGATATTTCAGACGCTTATATTTCCTATACCACCAACTTGACACAACGAAAGTATAAGCATAAGCGCGAGACTTTGGATAATACGTATCAAACGAAGTTATATGATTGTATTCGGACAAATGGTGGATGGGGAAATTGGAAGTGTATTATTTTGGAAGAATGTTCTTGTGATAATGAAAACCAAGCCAAGGATTTGGCAAATTCCTATATTATGAAAATGAAACCAAATTTGAACGATGAAAAAATGGACGAAAAGTCGATGGACGACATTCCTGGACTTCCTGGACTTCCTGGAATTAGACCGAATATTTTCGCCGATGAAATGGTCGCAACGACGGCTGCGCCTGTTTTTCCAACCCAGATTATAAATGAAGGAAAGTATGTTTGCCTTTGTAAAAAATCCTACGCGCACCGGTCAAGTTATTATAAACATACTTCTACGTGTCTTCAATTTCAACATAGACAGTCTGTGAATAAATTGGCGAGTATACCGCCGTCTGATTCTTCAATGAATACTGTGTCTGTTTCTATC